GCTGGATCCAGGAACTCTTCTTCCTGTACCTGTACGTATTACTCTCCGGAAGTCAAGCCATTCTTCTTTTCCGAATGTAAAAGAAGTAAAGCGGCCATCCTTTATGGACTCTCCTTGCGTAGTTATGTGGCAGTTCTGAGACGAAGAAATTATTTTTCTGTGCTCTCGGAGTTGATACGCCGGGAAGAATCCGTGCGGAAATGATACATAGTACTTTGATGGCGTCATGTGCGCTGACAATTGGTTAAACACCTTAAAGGCAGTCAGGGCACCATGGATTACTGACCACGATAAACAATCTCTCTTGTGTCTGTCTTTGGGGTTGACTGAGGTGTAGTAAATAGGTATTTTTCTTTTAGACTCGTTGGGTACAGGGTCCATTGTTCTCCATGCCCAGACAGGATCGCCACACCAGTTGCCTAGAGTTTTCCTTATGAGAGGACCTACATCATCGTTGACCACAATCCAGATCGATTTACATCCAGCGTATGCGCACTCAACGACGGCAGCTTCCAAGAGCGAATATGCAGGCCCTATGGGCATCATGCAATTTGGCCATGGTTGTTCAAAGTCAAAACTATCGTGACCTGATATCGGTATTATTCCGACGAGGTTGTTTGCCTTGCCTTTAATTTCTGTATCATTTTCCATTCTTCGCCCTCTGTTTGTTTCATGCTATATATTTCCTTGAAAGAGTGGAGAGGTCTTGATCTCCCCGACACAACTCTTTCAAAGAATTCAATCTTGGGATTCTTGTAGTAAATTTTCTTTTCTGTTCTCACGCTCAATGGACCGGTTATGCCTTCAGATTTAAGCATACGCAACACTTTGATCTTTGCTATACCATTACCATAGGAAGGATCTAAAAGCTGTTCTCGGGTCATCCTTGAGCTCGCTACAAGGTCTTTTGTCGATACCGAGTCTCGTCGCGACTTGTAAAAGTTAATTTGGCTTACAAAGTCGTCACTATCCAACAGTTCGTCGCGATCATGTCTTCTCATCAATTTGGTGTCGAAAAAATCATAAACGTCAAATGAGTCTGGTATCTTCTCATCGAAGTAAGTCAAGCTGTTAGTTTTCAATTTTTTTATTCTTGATCCTTTCGTGATCACTGCTATGCCATCGTCCTCCTCTCTTATACTCTCGACGTTGCCGGGAAAAAGAAGCAATGATGACAGTGCCATGGTAAAACAAAGGTTGACCCACAGCTCTTTTGAGTCGTTGGCGTTGGCAAAAGAAAAGTCGTAACCACAATATTCTTTGTCGAACCTGTGTGGTTGAATTGGTTCGTGTATTATGCAGCGCGTTTGCGTTTTCCAACAATACAAAAGGCTAGAAAGGGATCTTCCTATTATCAAATTTACCTCTGTGGCAACATTGAGAGTTTCTGGCTGATCGTATTCTCTAGAATATCTGCGCCGGCGGTTGACATCCACCAGTCAGCCATTTGACCGTACAGACCTGAGCCGGCTCCAGGATTACCGACAAATCCGGTTGAGTTCATGGAACTCATCTTAACGTGCTTGTCGAAGAAGTCTCTTAGGTTGTCTTCCATGAAGTGTTTTTCGTACACCAGTGCCTTGTCTTCCGGTGGCATTGCTTCGAACTCATCTCCTGTCATTGTGGAGTAATTAATTCTATTGAGGTTTGCGGCTAGCTCTGTAATATACGCTTCTGCTTTGTGTCCTATTATCTCGGAGGCCATTTGAGGTCCGAAGATCTCGTTCCACCAAAAGGTGTGGCCTTGAGCTAGGCCTCTCTTAACTTTCTCCAAAGGGGTTCTAGCTGTTCTTTTTGAAGTAGGTGGAATGTCGGCTTCTGTTAGAGCGTCAATCTGGTCTCCGTAGGAAGATTGGATGAAACTCTGTCTAGCTGTGGAGACATCTCCGGGAACCTCGAGAAAGTGTTTTATGAACATGTCGATTGATCCGGGATATATCCCAGCAATGTCGTATACACCATCGTATCTACCTTCCTTAATAACTTGTCTGTTCTCTTTAAGGATTTTTAGTCTTAATTTCATTTTTTCAATCTCCTAAGCATTTGTTCCGGGACTTCTTTAAATAGTTGATCTCCGACATAAATGTCGTAAACCCAAAACTCAACTGGAAATTCAGTGTTAGATTCCCAATCATTAACAAAAATTAAAACAGGATCACTGACGACAATGCTCAAACCGCCAGGCGACATTAATTCATCAGGATCCTGTAGGACCACGAGATCACCTTTTTTAAATTTAGGCTCCTCTTGTTTCACGATAAGCACCAATTGAGAATGGCCAGATTTCTGTTGCGATATCTAGACACGCCTCTGCGACTTTCTGTATTTCCCACTGGGCTCCTTCATGAATTCTTAGGTCGACAAACTTAAGTAGGTTACCTAAGTTTACAGTGCCATAGTATTTTGCATAAAGATTCTGGGGAAGAACTCCTCTAGCTTGTTCGCGGCATACACCAGCAGCTATTAGATCCTCAAATAATCTGAGTGACTTTATGTGGTGCATTTGAATTGCCCGATGCGCAGTGATTTTGTCCGAGTGCATTGTTGACCAATTTTCTATTTCTGGATTGATTAAGTCCTCAGAATTTGACGCCTGACGGTTGCTCTCATGTTGTGTTCTAAAAGTTTTTGGCTCATAAAACCTCAGGTCAATTTCAGTATATCGTCGTGAGATTTCGTTATAAGACCATGTTCTGTGCCTCATGTGTTGAGATCTGACGAACATGGGAACCTCGAACAAGAATGTGATTGAGTTGTGCTCGAAGGGAGACGTGTGTTTGTGTTCAATCAAATACTTGATCAAGCCCTTGTCTCTCTTTGTAAGGGGTTTTGTGTTGTCTTGCCCAAAAGACACACGGGCAGCATTAGCTATCATCTTATCATCTCCAACATGTTGGACATAAGAGACTTTGCCAATGCCGTCTCCGTAAAGTTCTATTTCTTTCATTTATTCCTCTTAATTAAGATTTTCTATTATTGTGACTCTGACCCTAACTCATTTAAGATTCTTTCCATTTCCTCATCGGTCAAAGGTATGACCGGCTTTCCATAAAGAGGGATGACCATTTTGCCTTCGTCACCCATATGAGGTATGAATGAGTAATTGTCTTCTAATCCACTTATGCTGCTACCGTCAATGACTTGAGATGTTTCAGTGGAGTTAACGTCTTGATCAAAGCCATGGTCTTCAGCGTATCTGATTTTAAACATTTGGTATTCCATCCTATATTCTCCGGCAATTCCGTCGTCTCCAAGTTGTAGAGCTCCGTCATCGTTTCTTGTAGGAGAGAATACTCTTTTACCAAAAACAAAGCCCCATTGTGAATACTTTCTATTGATCTCGTCCATCTCTTCTAATTTTACATTTTTGATAAGCACAGCTTTTTCTCGCAGGCCGCCGAATACTCCACCGATTCTTTCAAAGTCATAACCCATCGAAGATAAGTCTGATTCAAGATCTCGCTGTAGTTTCCTGTTTCTGTTGTTCGATACAGATTGAGCCATTGGATTTTGTCCGGACATGATTACAACCGTCTGCACACTTTCGTCATCGCCCCTTAAGACAGTCATGACTCTTTCTTTTTGTTCTAGATTTTCAGTTATTACCTCAATGATAATATTTTTTAATTTTTGCTCAGTCAGTCGCATCCTATGTTCTCCTATAAACATTTTTTTGTTGATTTTACATCTCACTCAATGTGTGTTCGCAGTGATCTTTTACGTCCGCATGTCGTGTTTCTAATTTGGTCATGATTTGCTTTACTTCATCCTGCCATGCGATCATTTGGTCGCTAAGTCCTGCGTTCTTGAGTTCACGAGATACTTCGCCCAAAGATAGCATTATGGCTTGTTGTATCTCTGGCCAACTTACAGACAAAAATGCTTCACATGCCTTTTTCATGTCAACTTGACTTAGGAGCCATCCAGCTCCACCGCGCATATTTGGGTCCATCATTGTCTTGATCTCTCCGGCCTGTCCGGAAAACCTGTCTCCTTTTCTACCACCCTGTGCTCGGAAAGTCAAAGAGCCTCCGGGATCAACCCGTGAGGCAATTGCTGTTTCTGTATCAACCACAAAGTTGTTGGTATTTTTAACGTCCCAGTTAGCTAAGAAGATGTCGACCATCGCTCCACCTGAAATTGAAGATACCCAATCTTTTGCCGGGAAACTATGTCGTAAGTCTCCTGCGGGTTGCCCTTTCATTTCAGCCGTTGCTAAGCCTATTCTTTTTTGTTGAGGATCTGATACGACCTCCACACCTTGTGGAACATTAGCAGGGTATAGTTGATAGATCTTATAAGCAAGATACTCAACTCCGATCTGCATTGACTTGTCGGTGGGGTTTGAGAATGCCCAACTATCAGAGAATTTAAGATAGTACTTGTCTTCTCCGATCTTACATGTTGCCAATTGATGAGTAGACCCACCGACATAACAAACATCGCTAAGGTCTTCCATCTTTGCTTCTTTCACATACTGCAAGTCTTTCTCTTCAGAAAGGACCTCTAATATTAATGATTTAAGTGCCCCAGTTGTCAACCTCATCGCAAATTCTCCCATAAACGTAATTTTCTTTAACGACGTAAATAGTCTCTGAATCGGCTTTTATCTCTTGAACTGTTGATCTTTCAACTACAATGATGTCTCCGATATCCAAGCTTATTTCGCAATCACATGCCATGGCAAGCACCTTTCCTACAACATAAGGAGACTTAGGTGGTTGATATTCATCCGGCATTACGAAGAGAGGAGATTCTTTGCCCTCTTTCACCTCTTCTTTTGGTAAAATCCATAGGTGTCTGTTGTGTGGTTCAAATTTCATGTTTCCTCCAAATAAAAAAACCATAATGTGTTATATTGTGAACAAAATTAACTGTCCTTACATACAATATAACACATTATGGTCCATTTGTCAACAAGAAAGACTACTTTTCTTCGTGTTCCTTCTTTTTATCTTGGATCTCGACTCTTAAGTCGCGAAGCTTTTTTGTTGATTCCATCAAAACCTTTCTGGCTCTCGGAGCTGCTGATTTAAAACCATATGCTCCAGTTTCAACTTTCTCGAGATCCAACATTGCTTGTTGAAGCTCTTTTAAGATTTGTTCTAATTTATCTCTCATAATTTCTCCTTAGAAAATTTCACAGGCACCACCGCCACAGGCGATTTCTCCTGACAGATCAGTTTCGTCTGTTGTCTCTATAACTAGGTCTAGGTTAACGTTTTTTACCATTTCAAGCATTCTTTGGTAAGTTTCCTGATCGCAATCTTCAAATGGAGCTTGGACATATGTCCCTCCGTCATGAGGAAGAACGCTTAAACCATTGTATATACCTCGATTATTCCACATCCACTCTCCGACTGTTTCCCACTCTCCATCTTTGATGGTTACAGTAGCAGAAACATTGTGAGTATTGTTTCCATTGCCGTGTCCGGGCTGAATCCAATCATTGGAAACTTTCTTTACTCTCTCGAGCAAGTCAAGTGCTGTTTCATGACGCGTTATTGCCCCTTCAGGAGCTTTTTGCGGCACAGATAGGATAGCAGTGTCATGAGGTCTAAAGCGACAGTCCTCGATGAGCTCAGGTAGGTTATTGACGAGATACGAATAGATCGCTTCGTTCTTTCCAACGCGAAGTCTTCTGATGTAGTAATCGTTGTGCCAAGCGTGTATTCCGCTTGACGTGCCAAGAGCAAGAGAGGTTGTTCCTGCTGGCTTGACACATGTTTGTCGTGCAGCTGTTTTAATTCCTATTCTTTTGGCGATATCTTTGTTTACTTTTTTAACTTCTAGAGAGGCCTCGGACATATCCAAGTCAAGTACTCCGCCAGAAGCAATACCTGTCATAGAAACGCCGATAAGGGCATCCCTCTCCGTTGTACGCTTCCAGATAGGTCTTAGGTAGTGAAAGTCAGTATACGAAGCCTGAAGGGTACCTATGAAGCTCGCAGAGCGTGATCTAAGGTTGAGCTCCTCTTGAGTTGTGACATCTGATACGTTTATCTCCACCAAGTTACAAAACTGAAATGGTCTGAGACCAATTTCGCAACATGGGTTGCAACCCCACTCTTTGTCGTTCGAAAGATAAAAGCCGGGCTCTCCTGATCGAGACTCTTCAACTCTTTGCCAGATGTCCATAAACGATTGTTTTGTGATCTTATGCCTCATCAAGACTACTGAATTGTTTGCTCTTCCTCGTTGGGGGTTGAGTTCCCACCATGCTCCGGCTTTTGCTCCAAGCATGTCTTCGTCGTCAGCAGAGAATAGAGATATAAGGGCGGCACGACGAATACCCCCCGCCAAAACTGCATCCGCAATATGGCAGATGACATCATGAACTTCAATGGGAGTAAGCTTGTCACCGTTTTCTTTTGCATCTAGAATTCCCTCCACTTTTACCAAGCATTCTTTTAGTGGTTGTGGCCCTGGGGCTTTACCACCGCTTGTAACTAGTCTTGCACCTTTCGGACGGATGTCTGAAAAGTCAAAACGTAATTTTGATGATCCCTTAAAATATGATTCCATAAGAGCTTTCACAGCATCGGCCCAGCCTTCAATAGAATCTCCAATTAAAAAGCGTCGTGTACGCTTTGAGGATGGTCTACGAATTTCCGGTAGTCTTTCGACATGGTGGCGCTGTACGGAGTATCCAACGCCAGTTCCTCCAAGAAGTAAAAACATAATCTCTCCGAACACACGAACATCGTCAGCAGGAGCATAAGCACAGTTAAATATGCGGTTCGGGGAAACTTCAATAGGTTTCCCTCCAAACTGCATACTTCTCATGGATGGAAGAATTTTTTTGTCTCTTACGAGTTCATAAGTCTCGACAATCTCTTTCTTAAGTTCAGGGAACTTTTTTATGTGCATGCTCATGTTGCGATCTACAAGCTCGCCCCAGTTCTCTCGTCTGTTCTCTGCGTCTAGAAATTTTGCGTACTTCATGTGTACCGTTATATCTGATAAAATCTTCTTCTCTAAATCCATTACTTTCTCCTGTAATTGTTGTTTTATTTTCCTACTTTAGCATATTTGTCTTTGAGCATCTGCAATGCATCCGACGTTGATTGCATTTTCTCTGCTGATTCGTCTCTGTCCAGCACCTTGATGGTAACGTCAGACCAGTCAACGAAAGCATCAAACACAAGCCCATCAGGGCCATTGCGGTTCTTGGCGATGAAAAGACGGCCTTTATTTGCTTGCTTATCTTGTACCGTTCTCGAGAGAGAAAAGATGAAGTCCGCAACAAAGCATTTGTTGAACGCTTCAGAGATCGCTTCCATAGTGATGACTTCAGCATTGAGACCTCCTCGGTTTGTTTGAGATGCAGTCCAGCATGGGATCTCATAAGACTGAGCAAGACCACGAAGACCTTCGTAGGTCTCCTCTAACTCATGACGCTTCTCTCCGGTTGCCCGTGGAGGTCGTAATAAATCAGCGTAGTCTACCAAAATCATGTCAGGCTCGATGCCTCTCTTACGTAACTTCTCAATGTGATTCTTGAGGGTTGATACGGAAGCAGACTTGGTTGGATACTCCTTGATAATTAGAGTGCCTTCAAGGTCTTTTACCTTTGCAATAATTTCTTTTTGTCTCTCTCTGTGTTCATTTAAAGGAACATCAGTAATGCAGCAATCGAATCGCTGACCTACAACAGTATCTTTCAGTTCCAAAGTGTAATAAACGACAGTCTTGCCTTGCAAGAGAGCCTGTGTGGCCAAGTGAACGAGAACCATTGACTTTCCAGCACCTGTTGGAGCTACAACTACACCAAGTTCTGATTTGCCGAGTCCGCCTTTGACAATCTCATCCATTTGAGACCAACCGGTTGAGATTGGGTCTCGAGAAGCCAGTTCAAATCGCTTCAACAAGTCTTTACGAAAGTCGTGACCAAAATTATTGTCTGTCCCGAGAACCAAAGCGTCCTTAATGAGTTTTTCAATCTCTTCGAATGAGGACGTCTTCAATAGTGTTGCAGATTTCATCATAGCCTGCTTCAGAACCTGCTTTCTACAAAAGTCAATGGCCTTGTCCTTGATGAAGTCCGCCTCTTCAACACCTTCAGATGTGTGGATGCGTGCATAGAACTCTCTAACAGCTTGCGCTGTAGCTTTATCATGATGATTCAACTCTGTTCTCAGCAACATCATCATGACTTCATTATTTGGATGTGTATTGTATTTGTCTCTATAGTTTATAAGTGTTTGTGTGAAAATCTGTAAATATTTTTTCTCAAAGAAGTCTGTATCTAAAACCTCCGTAATCTGGTCAAAGAAAGGTCGGTCTTCTAACATAAGTTGGCACAGTTTTTCTTGAAAGTTTTTTCCGAAACGGTTAAAGGTTTCGCTCTTGCTAAATTCGTTCATTTGTCCTCCGTAATTTTATTGGTTATATAAATATAACCTGTTGAACTCAAGTTGTCAAGTTTTTTTATCTCTTTATTCTTCGAAAGACTGCTTGAAGAGCATCGAAGTTGAGATGGCCGGCATCATCGCCAAACAACATTTGTGTAAATTTTATTTTATTAAAGCTTGGTTCAAAGTCATGAACGGCTTTTGTAATCAATTCACGGTTCATGGGTCTGATATTTGGATATTGCAGTTGCATGATCTTGTAGTTCTCTTTAATTAGTTGTTCATCCTTTTGAATGTTCTCGTGGATCTTAAGTTTCTTTCCAACCATAACACAGTCTCGCACAATGTCTCCGACTTCATATTCATTCTCTCTGGCTAGATAAGGAAAGCGTTTAGCGATTGTCTTTAGACCGGCACCTTTAATTCCCGGCAAGTTATCCGAAGGATCTCCAGCTATTGCTCTCGCTAAAGCAAAGTTCTTTGGGTGGATCTTGAACTCTTCAACAACAGATGCTTCCGTGACAATTTTTTTCTGAATTGGTCGGTAAATTTGAACATCAGGTCGACACAGTTGAAAGAAGTCTTTGTCTGATGAGATAATAGTCTTTAGCCAACCGTTGTAGCGAGGGTGGTTGATCACAAGAGCGATGATGTCATCAGCCTCTGTAAAGTCTGCTACAAGTTGGATCACGGGCATCTCGTTGAGGTACTCCATCAACCTTACTTGCTGGTAGCCTTTGTTCACCAGTTCTTGCTCTGGGGATAGTTCAATCATTCTACGGTTAAACCTCACAGGTTTGCGTCCGGCTTTGTAGTTCTTATTCATAGAACGCCTCCTTGTTGAGCCCTCATGGCCATCCCAAGCCACGATAACTTCATCAGCGTCAAAGTCTCTAGCCACCTTCTGAAGCGACTTCAGAAAGCCAATGGTGCCCCCTACAGGGCTTCCGTTCTTATCCATATGTGGGCTCACCACAAAACTGCGCAGAAACATGTTCAGCGCGTCAATTATTATTACATTCTTCATTCGTCCTCCAACGTATATTATAATATAGCACACTTAAGGTAGTGTGTCAAATAAAAAGTAAAAAAAAAACCCCAACTCCGAAGAGAAGGGGTTCATGAGTAACTTCAGGATTTAACCTTCATCATTCTCACCTTCGAGACCAAAGTTCTTACCTTCAGAATCAAATTTTCGGATGATTTCTTCATCCATGATGTCAAGTACAACAGAGCGAAACTCTGGCTCTTGTAACTTATCGATCCATTGCGACTTCTGGAATTTGTATTCTTTTCCATTTGAATCATAGATCTTGTTCCAAGCACCAGCTTTAAAGCGTTCAGAACCCGAGGCTCTTAGTGCTTCTAGCCAAGACTCTTCATCTTGAATGCCCACGTTTTTACCCCATAGAATCTTAAAGCCGCATGTGCGACCTTCAGAGCCAAAGCGAGACTTTTCAACCTTAACCTTTACTTCGGAACCAATCCGAAGCCCGCTAGCATCAGTCACAAATGACGCTTTTGATTTACGCTTTGTGAGCCAGATGCGGAGCGAACAAAAGTATTCAATTGCTTTCCCGCCTGGAGCGACATATGGAGTCACCATCGCTTCCCAGCCTTTTGCTGCAATATTTGTCTTGAGTTGGTTGATCAACAACAATGTACATTGCTGATTCGCCAGTGGGATGGTAAGCTTTGGAAATGCTTTCGCAAAGATCCTTGGCTTGACGGCCATTGATGACTGAGGGTTGAAGTCTCCCTCAAGATCAGCCTCAGCAGAAGTTGCTGCAATGGAGTCCCAAATAAACAGAAACTGTGTCTCTGCGTACTCGGTCATCAAGTCCTCAATTGTTTCCAAGGTTTTCTCTACTGAAACCGCTTGGATATATAGGAAGCCTCTATCAATATCGACACCAGAGCTCTTAAGAAATCCAGGATCAATCGCAGACTCAGCATCAAAATAAACGACACAATGCCCTTTCTCTTGTGCTTTAGCCGCAATTTGGCAAGCCATGTATGACTTACCCGACGAAGACAGACCGGCTAGTTCAGTAATTTTCCCAACGGGAATCCCAGCCATCGAACCTCGGCAGATAATAGAATCCAACCAGCGTGAGCCAGTTGGAATCCACTCTTTGACCGCAGTAGGATTGTCTTCGTTTAAGTCATGAGCGATATTCAAGCCAACTTTCTTGTTGACGAATTTCTTCATTGAGTTAATATCAATCTTACCTGCTTTGGTCATTACTCTTCACCTTCTTCAGAGCCTTCTTCCGACTCCTCGGTTTCTTCTTCAGAACCTTCGGCTGCTGTGTCTTCTACTTCTTCAGCAGTCTCCTCGGTTGTCTCTTCAGCATCTACTGCTGAATCTTGCTCTTCTTCTTTGTCGCCGCAGGCCAAGAACATTGTGATCAATAAACTAATCATTATTTACTCCTTTGTTTGTGTTAGTTGAAGTCGTTTTGACTTCTGCTTCAGATTCTCCAGATGTGATACTAGTAGCATCTTTAGTAACTTTGATTGTATTGTCTGTAGTTTCTTCATCTGTTGTCTCCTTAGTCTTTGTTTCAACAACTTCTGTTGTTGTGGATGCCACTTCAGTTGTGACTTCCTTCTCTCCGCAAGCGAAAAGAATTGTTAATAGTAACATCATGTTACCTCCTATTATTCAAAGTTTTGATTTTTCGAGTTCCATTCATAATGAATGTCCTCTGTTTCAGTCTTGTTGGGGTCACTGCTTCTAAATTGTGCGGCAAAAACCACCTCCGAAACTATAGTGTTTGTACCTTTACCATTGTACATATTGAACATTTTTAAGAATTCTAAATGAGAATGTCTTTTGTCTTCTAGCGATTTAAAAGTTCCATAACCTGCAAGGAAATGTATGTAGGTTTTGATTTTTGACAAAGTAGTCACGTCAGCCCTATCGTTGTGCAGAGCGAAAGCTCTACTGTTTGTCGCTATTAGCAAAGTCTTCTTAGATGCGTCTGCGCTTGAATACATCAAAAACTCGTCATCAACATCCCAGTATGAGTCATCCTCAACATTGAAAAACTTGTGACAATTATTTTTCGCATCGGATTTAGATACATGAGAAATAGTGTCTTTCGATTTAATTTGAGAGTTAAATACAGATTTAAATATTTTTGCTTTATGTGCGGGGGATAGAGTATATCCAGCATCTTTTAGAACTTTGTAACATTCTGTTTTGAGGTTAGAGACGTCTGATCTAGAGTTCCAAGAATAATGATTCCTGTTATATAATGTTATCAGATACTTGATTGCATCATACATATTGTGATTGAGGGTAGCTAGATGGCTATTTTCCTTCTGCTTGAACTTATCTCTATTTTCATCATCGTAAAATTTAACAATAGCAATTGGATAGGATCCTTCTTCCTCCTTCTTGTCTAAAGAAATTTGTTTCAAAGCCTCGATCCTATGGTGACCCGATAAGATTACAACATTTCCAAGATCATCTAATTCGCCTACAATG